GTATATGTGAGAACACTGTATCGTATCTTGCTCCTACATAGTGCTCAGATAACTCCATTGAGTAGTGAACTACACTCAACCCCTGTCTTACCGCAGATGCTCCTAAAGCCGTTAGAATCCAAGTTTTACCTACACCTGATGGAGCAACTACAACTCCCAACTCACCAGGTCCTAATCCACCATCCATTAAATCATTTATAGGATTCCAATCTGATGGAACTGTTGAACGTTTTACATCTTCCATACGAGATAAAAAATCATCTTTATAGTCATGTCCCAAATCAGTTTCAGTACCAACCTTCATAGCTTTATCTACTAAATCTTTGATTCTATCAAAGTTACCTGCTTTTAGTAAATCAACTGATTGTAAAATTACCCCCTTTAGATTTTGATTTCTACAAAAGGATGTAAATTCTTTTTTAATGTAATCTAAATCAACATTACCAATTTGAGTATAAACATGTCTAAGTTGTTCAACAACTGTAGTTTTTAGAATTTCATTATCAATAGATGCCAATTTGTGTTTAAAAACATCCATTGATGGTGCTTTTCTATATTCTTCGTGGTAATCTATAATTTCATCAACTATCCATTTATTTGCATCAGATTCAAAAAACTTAGGTGATACCACTTCTGAAAGTTTATCTAAAAACTTTTCATCTGTTAATAAAGATGATATTACTTTTGATTGAAATGAATTACCAAATTTGGATAAATTGTCCTGTTCTCCCATTTATAACTTTTATTGTACCAAATATACAAAATATATTTGATATATCCAAGGATTTATACCTTTAATTTTAATTTTGTTATTTGTTTCTTATCTGTTCCGTATTTTTCACAGATATATTTTATTTGCTCTCTTCCCTCTCTGGTTGCATAAAGTATTTCTAAATACTCCGTAGCTTGTCTTTTAGAACATTCGTAATCTATTTTTAATAAATCTAATAACCAATCTTCATACTTTTGGTCTTTCTTACCTTTAACATATCTTAAATAATGCCTACCTTTTGGTAAAATACCAATATATGCTAAGTACAATGCTTTTGGTTCTAATGCTTGAGTGTATGGTTGTAATTCTGCTATCAAATCAATCCAATCAGAATTCATTGATAAAAATCTATGAATCATATAATTAGACCATGTTTTTAAATCAGCTTCATCTAACTTATCAAAATATTTTGGGTCTTGAAACTGTGTTATAGCTTTTATGTGGTCAAATAATGATTTAGCCATCTTTTTTAGTTTGAAATTCTTTAGGTAATAATTGTTCGTTTACTTCTCCACAATCTCCACATAACCAAACCTCTACGGGAATAATTGCATCTTGAGGTGTACCAGTAATAATTTTAGAAATAGTTAAAAACTTCTGACCTGGTATAAATATTGTTCCACCACAATGAGTACAACACATTTCTTTTGCCTTAGATAAATCAATCTTTGGTTGTGGTGGTTGTTTTGGAGGTGTATTTTTATTTCCTCCTCCATTCATTCCTATAATTTTAGCCATCTTTATTTTCTTTTAAGGTTTCTGTATATGATTCATATAAAGTATCTGATAAATTAAATCTTTTTTGGTCTAATGATTCTCTATATTCATCATCTTCATAAAGTTTTTCGTAATCAATATCTTCCTCACCGATATCAGTATCTTCGATATCATCATAATCCTTTGCGTATAAAAATGCACCAGTTGGATTATATGATTCATCTTCATAAGTACCTTTTATAACTACACTTGGATTATCTTTTACGAATTTATCTCTTAGTTTTTTAAGTAGAGTTTGTGGTACAGACCATGCACTTTCAATGGTAAATTCCATACTGTCACCATTATCGTAACAATCATTTATGTACCACCATTTAGCTCCATATTCATCGATTCTAAAAGAATACTTATCATATGATTCAGATAATTCATTACCATCAAAGTATCTTTCTGAAAAAGTTGTTGCATTTAAGGAAAAAGAACCACTTTCAGGTGATAAAAGTTTTTCTAATTTTTGTTTAGAACCACTATCCAAGTTTTCTACTTGAACCCAAGTGTACATTGAATTAGCCATTTACTACTTCCTCCTTTGGTTTATTAACTACCATACATTCAGTAGTTAGAATCATACTTGCTATAGATGCTGCATTTTCAATAGCACATCTCGTTACTTTTTTAGGGTCAACGATACCAGCTTCAAACATATCTACATATTTTTCATTTTTGGCATCATATCCACCACCATTAGTTTTAATATATTCAATGATTTCATTATGAACACCAACACCACAATTATTTAGAATCTGAGATAATGGTGCTGCTAATATTTGTGAAATAATATCTACTCCGTAATTATATGATTCAGAATAATTTGTTTGTTTTACTTGCCATTCATCTAAATCTTTTTGAATCTTTAACAAAGCAATACCTCCACCCTCAACAATACCTTCTTCTATTGCTGCTCTAGTTGCATGTAATGCATCATCTACTCTATCTTTCTTTTCTTTTAATTCAACTTCAGAACCAGCACCGATGTTCAATCTAGCAACACCACCACTTAGTTTAGCTAATCTTTCTTGAAGTTTTTCTTTATCATAATCTGATGTTGAGTTTTCGATGGCTGATTTGATATGAGTAATCCTTTCTATAATTCCATCAGAATTACCTCCTCCATTTACGATTGTAGTTGTATCCTTTCCAATAGTAATCTTTTCACAACTACCCAATTCACCCAATGTGATATTATCTAATGTAATACCAACTTCAGAAGAAACAAACTGACCTCCAGTTAGTACTGCAATATCATTCATCATTTCTTTTTTCCTATCACCAAAGCCAGGAGCTTTTACTCCACATACTTGAAGATTACCTCTCATCTTATTAACAACTAAAGTTCCTAAAACTTCTCCTGCTAAATCATCAGCAATAATAATAAGTGGTCTACCTTCTTGCGATACACCTTCTAATAAAGGAAGAATATCATTCATAGATGATAAAGTACCATCATATAATAAGATATATGGATTATCATAAGTAGCCATCATTTTTTCTGGATTGGTTACGAAGTGAGGTGATACATATCCTTTATCAAATTGCATTCCCTCTACTAGCTCCATAAAAGTATCAATACCATTACCTTCTTCAACAGTAATAACACCATCTTTACCAACCTTTTCAAACGCACCAGCAATAAGTTCACCGATTACAGAATCATTATTAGCTGATATAGTTGCTATTTGTTTAATCTTATCTTTATCAGAACCGATTATAACAGATTGTTCACTTAGTTTATCAACTACAAACTTAACTGCTGATTCGATTCCTTTTTTAAGTTCCATTGGGTTTGAACCATTTTCTACCATCTCAAATCCCAATCTTGCTATTTCTTGAGCAAGTACAGTAGCTGTTGTTGTACCATCACCAGCTTCATCAGCTGTTTTGGATGCAACTTCTTTTACTAATTGAGCTCCCATATTTTCAAAAATATCTTCTAACTCAATTTCTCTAGCTACTGAAACACCATCTTTTGTAATATGTGGTGCACCATGTTGTTTTTGTAGTAGAACATTTCTACCCTTAGGTCCTAATGTAACCTTAACTGCGTTTCCTAATGTATCTAATCCATTCTTTAAGGATTCTCTTGCTGATACATCAAATTTCAATTGTTTTGCCATAATTTATTTAATGTTTGATAATATATTTAATATTGTTGCCATAAATGGAATTTCTTTATCAACTGCCAAAGCATCTCTATGTTGACCTTCTGCTAATACCAAAATTACTCCACTAACTTTTCCATTAGCATATTCATCTACTTTATCATAAAGTAAAGAATACATTTCTGTAAAATCTTGCACTTTAGAATCTGCTATTGTTTTTCTAATTTTAGTGTATTTGTTTCTGGTATCATCTGATGATTTTAGTATTTCTAATACTTTCGATTTAAAATCAGAATCCATCAAATCATTTTTAGATACTTTTAATTCACCTTTGAATGAATTAAGTTGACATGTATTTATTACCTTTCTAATATCGGGATATGCTGAATCTATAATAGGTACTAAATCCTCAACCTTATATTTTATATTTTCGGTTTTAAGGATTTTATCCATTTGTACAGCTACATCCTTTTTAGTTGGTGGAATTATTTGGAATGTTTGACACCTACTTTGAATAGGTTCAATAATTTTCTCAACATAATTACAAGTAAGAATAAACCTACAATGTTTAGAAAATGTTTCCATTAAATTCCTAAGTATTGCTTGTGCGTTTGGTGTCATATAATCAAACTCATCAAGTATTACTATTTTATACTTTTTAAAACCTTGTGATGATGCAAAGTTCTTAACTTTATTACGAACTGTATCTACATTATTTTCATCAGATGCGTTTATAATCATATAATCACATTCTATTGATTTTACAACCAATTTAGCTAATGTAGTTTTACCCGTACCAGCTCTACCAAATAATAGTAAATGTGGTACATCCCCAGTTTCAATATATTGTGCAATCTTTTCTTTTAGGTGTGCATTACCTACATAGTCATTAAGCTTTACAGGTCTATATTTTTCAACCCATAATGAATTATCTACTGATTCTTCAGTTTCTTCAAAAAATGCCATATTAATCGTTTGTTGTATTTCTAGTCCAGTAATCAGATATAGAAGATAACCCATATTCATAAAGTGCTTTTTTTGGTTTCACTTCTTTTAGCTTATCTCTTAATAAATCCAATTGAGCTGGAGTTATATTATAATGGTGGATTCCTTCTATGAATCCTCGTAACCATTGTACAAATTCTTTTTCGTTCATTATCTACCTACTTCTTTTAAATAATTATTTTTCATTTCATCCCAACTCATACCAATAGCATCTATATAAAATAGGTGTTCTGGTTTAAGTTTGTTATTATCATGCAATTTAGAATATCTTTTAATTGCTTGTCTTTTCCACCAATTGTTGATGTAATCAATACCTTCAGTAAATTTCTTCTTCATTTTTAAATCACTCTCTTCTATTTCAGAACGAAGAAACTCAGGTCCGTTTTCATACATCATAGCAAGATATACTCCTCTCTTAAAACCATGATGATAGCTTGTAGCTTTTATACCACACTCTTTAAAAATCTGAGTTAGTATTTTTTGTTTGATACCACTCACAGGTCCACTAGCACCTTTACCAGTTCCCATATTTTTACCATTACGGATTCTTTCATTAGTAATAGCTTTCTCATACCACTCTGCTCTATTCTCTTTTATCCATTGATGCCAAGGGTCATAGAACTCATCATCTGGTTTTAATGAAATCTTACCAGCTGATTCACCTAATGTTTTGTAATGTGGGATTCCGTTATACTGAGAATGTATTCCATAAAGAGAAGTTGTACCAACAGCGATTAGAGTTTGTCCATATTTCTTTTTCCAAAATTCTCTAACTTCTGGTAATGTACACATCATAGCTGTGAGTTTTCCTCCTAAGAAATTATATCCCAATGGTTGAGTACATACTATAGTAGATGCCATAGTTGTATAATTAAGTTTACCTTCTTTAAACTTATTTTCCTTATTCCAACCTATGTATTTATCTCTTACACCCATAGATGTTACATCAGATGCAAGTGATACTAATCCTAAACCTTTACCACTTTTTTTATCTTTAATAAAGATTTTAACATTCCTACCTGGATTAGCTGTCCAACTCATTGTGTGAATCATTCTTCTAAGATGAGTCCACTTTGTAGCATCATCTTTATCTTCCACAATTTCAATACAAGGTTCTAACTCTTCAATTTCTTTAATAGTTAGTTCTTTATTATTGATATCAGTTGGTTTCCATTGCCAATCGTAATAAGATGCTATGGTAGATTTATCTCTTAACATAGAATCCTCCTGCAGCTCAACCCATTTCTTATACAATGTTTGCTCTTCAACACTCATTTCCATAAGATAATCCATATTATCAATGAGCTTTTGTTTCTCATCCTCAAATACAAATTCAGGTTTAGCTGGTTCGGTATCCCAAAAACTCATTACTTAATTTCTACTAAATAATAATTAGAAATATAATCTCCATCTTCAAATGCAAGATGTGCTAATCCTTTAGAAGAAATCTTTAGTGATGATTTATTAGAACCTTTATTAGCTATTAATATAGCTTTAAGATATTTTGCTGAGAATGCTATTGGTTCAATATCACCTTCACAAACACAATTAACATTAATACTAATTCTATTTGAATTAATTGAAGAGTATCCTAAGATGATTTCTCCTTTATTATCTTTACAAGTGAATGTGAATGTATCTGCATCTGCCAATGCTCCTTTAGATTTGATAAATTTATTAACAAACTCATCATCTAATGTTAAATCAGAATCAAACTCTGGTAATGCCTTTAAATCAGGTACTGCTGGAATTACTGATGGTGCAGCTAACATATACTGAACCTTCGTTCCTTTATCACTAAATTTAATAGCGCCTGTTGTTTCTTCTACTTTGATTGAAGAATCCAATACACTTAATAATCCTTTTAATTGTGATGTAGTATAAATACCAAAGTCACCTGTTGGGAATTCTTTTTCTTTTACAGTAACATCACCTAATAGTGTTTTGTCATCTGATATCATTTTTACCGATACATCACTATCGGTTGAGTTTAACATTACCGATTCTACCTCACCACCGAGATTATATCGATTAATAAAACCATCCAGTTTTAATTTTTCCATTTTTTATCTTTTATTAATTTAATATTTGTACAAATATACGAAAAATATTTGAATTATCCAAATTATTTCGTAACTATATTTGAAAAAGTATCACGCAACCAATCGTTTATATTTCCAAAGTTGCCGATTACTTTGTATTTATTTAAGATTTTCATAAATCCTAATTTTGAAACAGGAGAAATTGGTTCGTTAAATCTATCCAATACATTCATTTTAATATTACCACTTATATCAACATCATCTAATTGCATTAGTTCTCTGTTTAATAGTATTTGGTCTTTAGCTTCAATTATATCTTTATAGATTTTTATCTTACCTTTTTTCTCTTCGTTTTTTTGTTCTGATAATTTTAATAAATCATCTACAGTTAATTTAACATCTTCCGTAATTTCAGGAAATCGTTTAACTACTGTTTTAATACCACATCCGTAAACACCTGGTATATTATCTGATTTATCACCATCCAAAACTCTGTATAGTAAAAGATTTTTTGATTCGATACCAAATTCTTCTTTTACTATTTTTGTATTATACACCTTTTTCTTTGTAGGTGACCATACAATTGTATCATTATCAACTAATTGTAGAAAATCTTTATCAGTTGACATTATAACGGATTGTTCACCTTCTTTCAAAAGTTTTGTAGATATATAAGCCATAATATCATCAGCTTCCACACCATCATAAATCATTGTAGTCAAAGGTAATGCATCTAACATTTCATTTAACCAAACAAATTGCCTTTTCATTGATTCACGTTCATCTTCATCGTTCATCAAATCTTTATATTGGCGATTTACTCTGAGTTTATTCTTATCTCTTTGAGCTTTATATCCACTAAATTTCTTTTTTCTAGAAAGTGAACCACCTTGTCCATCAAATACAACAACAACACGAGTCGGTTGTACATTCCTAATTGCGTAACCTATTGATTTTAGAACACCTGTTACACCACCAACATGCTCGCCATCATCATTCATTGTAGGAATGGATGACCAGCATCTGATAAATGTATTTAAACCATCTATAATTAATACTCTATCATTGAGTTTTTTATCGATATTTTGGTCGTGCTCTTTTTCAACCGAATTCAATATGTTTTTGTATAATTGTTTCATTTACCCGTTAATATTACCTGTTCCTTCAGAAAAATATTTCTCTAAAGTTTCTAGTCTTTCATCAGCTGATGCTAATAGTTTTAAAGACTGTGTTGCATTATCCCAAAAATCTTTTGTGGAATGGTCTCCTATTCCACTAGGAAAGTTTTTTAGTAGGTCTAATGATAACAAAGCTTTGTTTCTATCAGCTTCGGCTTCAGATTTCAACATGTCGAACATCCTTTTATCTAATTTTGCCATACCTTTTAATTTTATGCTTCTTCTTCGGCACCTTCAGAATTCCTTTCCATTGCTTCAACATCAAGGGTATCTGATTTATATTGCAGAATTGTTGATTCACATATCTTTTTATAGATTTGTTCTCTAACATCTGTTCTATCATCCATTAATTCTATGAAATCTTTGGATTGGAATTTTAGTTCCTCACCAGTTTCAGTATCAATGTATGTGTACCAAGCGCCAGCTTGTTTTAATAATTTATTTTCTTTCATTACTCCTAACCACGAACCGTAGTTATCAATTCCTCTATCAAAGTAGATTTCAAAATCAGCCGCCCTTAGAGGTGGCCCCATTCTGTTTTTTACTACTTGACAACGAACTTTCATTCCAACCGTCTTATCCTTACCATTTACCTTCATTTTGATTTGCCCCATATTCTTTAACCTTAATCTTACCGAAGCATGGAAAGCAATAGCTTTTCCACCTGAAGTAGTCCAAGGGTCTCCGAACATAGCGTTCATCTTTTGTCTAAGTTGATTAGTGAATACCAATGAGATTTTCTGTCTACCAATCATATTGGTAATCTTTCTCATTGCCTTAGATATAATAATTGCCTTATCTGTAGCATATCCATCCTTTTTGTAATCAGCTGCCAACTCATTAGTTGTTGATGCTGCTGCTACTGAATCTACTACGATAGTAACTAATTTATCTTTGGAAGTTTCTCTAACTTTCTCAATGATAGTTTCTGTGAAATCAAAGATTTGTTCAACCGAATCAGCTGATACATAAAGAAGTTTAGAAACATCAACACCGATTGCTTCTAAAAATTCTCTACTCACTGCCGTTTCCGTATCAATAAGAACAGCTACACCACCTTGCTTTTGTGTTTCAGCAAGTAGGTGAGCCGATACTAATGATTTACCCGATTGTTCTAAACCAGTTATTTCTGCGATTCTACCAACAGGAAAACCACCATAAGGGCGATTGGAAATTGCTACATCTAACATAGCACATCCCGTAGATACCCAACCTTGCACATTTGTAGGTGCTTCGTCCTCATCTAAGAAGAATGCCACTTTGTTATTTTTCGCTTGTTTGTTAAGCTCACCCGCTAGGATGTCCGCTAAATCTAATTCTTTTTTCGCCATTTATTGGGGTTTATCCGTTAAACAAATCATCGAATGCAGCTGCTACATCATCAGTTTTCTTTGATGGTGCAGGTTTTTTCTCATCTACATCGAATGGTAAATCATCTTTTACTGGTGCAGCTTCTTTCTTAGTTGAAAGAGTTTCACCTGATACTGAAGGTTCACCAGCTTCTGCAGCTGCGCTTGGATTTAACCATCCTTCCAATACTGATTTTAATTCATCGTAAGATAACTCAGAATATAAATCTGTAATTTCAGTTTGATTTTCCAAAAACTTTTGAACGTTATCAGCATTTTCAGTCAAAGGTGTTTGCTTTGGTTTAACTCTGATAGTTGTTACAGGATACGAAGTACCTGCTTCTTCAGCGGATTGATATTCAATTGTAATATCTCTACCACTGGTTGGGTCGGTGATATCACCATAATCTGGGTCTGCGATATATCCTAAAATTTCCTGATATACAGTTTTACCAAATCCCCAAAATTTCACTCCTTCACCTTCTTGCCCTCTAACCAAAACAGGTACGAAAGTTCTTAACTTCGGCTCCATTTGTTTAGCAGCTTTCCAATCTTCTTTATCACCCATTCTCTTTAGTTTATCCGCAAACTCTACAATAGGGTCTGGTCTACCAAATGATTGTGGTGATA